ACTGGTTGTGGGATGTGTGGAAAGACTGTTAACAATTATGACACCATAACCTATATTGAAAAGGCAAGAAGTGTGCACGGTGATAAATACGAATATGTGGATGAATATAAAGATTGTCGGGAGAAGATAAAGATACTATGTAAAAAACATGGAATATTTGAAATCGCACCTTATGTACATTTGCTTGGGGGTGGTTGTCAAAAGTGTACTGCATATTCTTCAAAAATAGAAAATGAGTATGCTGAATTGTTTTCTTCTTTAGGGAAGAATGTGGAACAACATAATAAGAAGATTTTGGAGGGTAGGGAGATTGATTTGCTTGTGGGTGCCTATGGCAGCGGCGGCGAAATAGGGATAGAATTTAATGGGTTGCTTTTCCACAGGGAAGGTTTGGTTGAACATAAGTACAAAATAGTGAATACCAAGACAAAGAATTATCACATAGAAAAAAGCAATTTGGCAGCAAGCAAAGGCATAAGACTTTACCATGTATTTGAAAACGAATACCTTGAAAAACCAGAGCTGGTGAAAAACAAGTTATTAAACGCTTGTGGATTAAACACGGGGAAAAAGGTTAATGCGAGGGATTGCGTAATAAAACGGATTTCTTATAATAACACAAAAGATTTTTTAAGTAAATTCCATATACAAGGGCATGATAATGCACCTATTAGGTATGGGGCGTGGTTGGACGGCGAATTGGTTGGGGTGATGACATTTTTGCGGGGGAAAGTGGACGGCGAATTTGATTTGAACAGATACGCCACAAATTATGATTACCATGTCAGGGGGCTTGCATCCAAGATGTTGAAACATTTTGAACGGGAACATTCGCCGTCCACCCTAAAAACATTTGCAGACATTCGATGGACACCAGATGGGAAAAATAATTTATACACCAAATTGGGTTTTGAATTGATTGAAAAGCAACCGCCAGTGTATCATTATTACAAGCCAGAATTAGGGCAAAAACTGTTCAACAGGGTTCGCTTCCAAAAGCATAAGATTTTAAAAGAATACCCCGAAATGGACCCCAAGATGACAGAAGAACAATTGATGATTTGTTTGGGTTATGATAAGGTCTGGGATTGTGGCAACTGGAAATTCATAAAAAAATATATTTATTGAAAACGAATAATATGAAAATTTTTATAACCGAAAACCAATTGGGCGCAATAAAAGAAGCCTTCTCCCAAGAATATCTCGACTTTAAAAAACTTTTCAACTCTGCCCCCAAGGAATTGAAAGACAGGTTTTTCAAGGGATGGGATATTAAGCAAAGGGCAGACTTCCACCCAGAGGGCAATACCTTGAAACACATGATGGAAGTGACCAAAAGGGCCATCAAAACATATCCAAACGATATTGATATGATTTTGGCTGCTTTCTTTCACGATATTGGCAAGGATGCGGTCTACGCTATAAACCCAAAAACGGGCAATCCCAGTGCATTCGGGCACGAAAAGGTTTCTGCTGATTTGGTGGAAAAATATGCCGATTGGATAAAAGGTATGGGTGGCGATGTTCAACGGATTAAGGAGATTGTGGCAAGTCACATGAAAATAAAAAATCTCCCCAATATGACAGATAAAAAGGCAAAGGAATTGGAACAGAATCCTTACTTTGCGGATTTCATCAAGTTTAAATTCATTGATAAAGGCGGTCTGAAAATGATGGATGTTCCTTCGGATATTAAAGTCCTTGCAAGAAAGTTCGGGAAATACGGTAACGGTCTTTATTTGGTCGGTGGTGCTGTCAGGGATATGTTTTTGGGTAAGACCCCAAAGGACTATGATTTAACCACTGACGCTTCTCCAGATAGAATCAAATCAATCCTGCAAGCGGAAGGGTATGACAAAATCATCCCAAAAGGTGAAGCCTTTGGGGTCATTTCCGTTATTATAAATGGGGAGGAATATGAAATCGCTACATTCAGGGAGGACGGCGAATATAAGGACGGAAGAAGGCCAGAGGGGGTTAGATTCTCAAATATTGATGCAGATGCAAAGCGGAGGGATTTGACCATCAATGCTTTATATTATGACATTTTGAATGACAAGGTGATTGATTTGGTTGGGGGTATTGACGATATATCCAAAGGCAATATCAAAACTGTTGGTAATCCGAAAGAAAGATTTGGTGAGGACAGGATCAGGATTTTGAGAGCTGTTAGATTTGCTGGTGTTACTGGTTCGGGGTTGGACGGCGAAATAGAGGTGGAAATAAAGAGGAATAATTCGTTGGACGGCGTTTCAAAGGAGAGGGTAAGGGATGAATTTATTAAGGGGATTTTGAAGTCAAAATCGGTTGTTTATTATCTCAATCTATTGAAAAAACTGGATTTGTTTGCAGAGATTTTTCCTCAACTACAGGTTTCCGAAACATTTTTGGAAAATAAAAATCCTGTCTTGGTGATAGCGGGACTATTGAAAAACAACAACCCAATGGCAGTTTTTCAGATGCTAAACAAATTGAAATACACCTCCAAAGAAGCCAATGATATTTCAACCCTAATCTCTCTGAAAGACCTATCCCCCGAAACCGCCGTCCAACTCCGTAAAAAAGCAAACAAATTAAATCTGGATGAAGACGAACTTAAATATTTTTTGAAAACTGTTTATAATCTAAACTCCGATTTGATAAACGCATTTTTAAAATACCAACCTTCAATCGGTGGGGACGATGTTGCAAGGCAATATAATCTCTCTGGAAAAGCACTTGGGGACAAGATTGAAGAATTGGAAAAGGACAGGTTCAAACAAATTTTAAACAAATGAAAGTAGAAGCAGTTTTTATATCAGACGTCCATATAGGAAGCAGGGGATGTAATGCAGATAAACTATTGGCTGTTCTGAAAAAATATGAACCAGAAACCTTGTTTATCGTGGGGGATTTTATTGACGGGTGGCTTTTAAAATCAAGACATTATTGGCGGCAAGAATTTACAAATGTCATAAAAAAAGTGTTGTCGTTTTCAAAGAAAGGGACAAAGGTCGTCTATATAACTGGAAACCACGATGATTTCTTGAGGGAATATTCCCCAATCAATTTCGATGAAAATATTGTTATATGTGATGAATATGTTTGGAACAATTATTTTTTGGTTCATGGTGATGCCTATGATGGTGTGATGAATCTGAAATGGTTGGCCCACTTGGGTTCCTTTGGTTATGAGGCCGCAATTAGAATAGACAGATTTTTTAAACGCTTGGGGTATAAAAAATCCATAAGCAAGTGGTTGAAAGATAATGTCAAAGAGGCAGTAAAATTCATCACTATATTTGAAGAGGAATTGGTTTCACAGGCTGTTAAAAGAGGCTGTAAGGGCGTTATTTGTGGTCACATTCACAAACCAGATGACAGGTTTATCAACGGAGTTCATTATCTTAACTGCGGAGATTTTATAGAAAACAACAGTTACATTATATATAATGAAGGAGAATTTAAGCATTATTATTCCGTGCAAGAATGAACGGGATTATATCATCGAGACATTAAAGAGCATTGATAACCAAACGATATTCGTTAGGGAGGTTTTGGTGTTGGACGGCGAATCTACGGATGGGACAGTTGAAAAAGTGAGGGGATACGCAAAGACCTCAAAAAATAAGATTGTTGTCGCTGCTGGTGGAACGGTTTCGGTTGGAAGAAACAATGGGGCAAAAATTGCGGGAGGCGATTTGCTGCTCTTTTTGGATGCCGACGCTGTTCTTTTGGATGAAAATATTTTAAAAAACGCCGTCCAATCCCTCCAAGAATATAAACTAATCGGTGCGAAAATAAAATCCACCAATAATAATTTGATTGTGGACATTATATTCAAATTATTTTTCGCCGTCCAATCCCTCCTCCGCAAATCTTTCTGCCCAGGAATCTTTATGATGGTGACAAAAAAAACCTATTTGGAAATCGGAGGATTTGATGAAACATTGCATCAATCTGAAGATTATTTTTTTTCGGAGAACATCGAAAAAAAGGATTTCAAGATTTTAAATTCTTATGTCGGACAAGATGACAGGAGATTTAAAAAAATAGGATATTTTGGGATGGTTAAACTCTTGATAACAAATTTCTTGAACATCGGCAACAAAACTCATTTCAAAAAAAATATAGGTTATTGGGATTGATTTTTCCAAAATCCCCCTATTTATTATAAAAATTCAACATGAAAAAAGTATCACTGCATTTTGGCATTAAACATTTTGATCCCGAATATTACGGGCCTGATAACGACCTTCGTGGTTGTGAAAACGATATTTTATACCTTGCAGAAGTAGCAAAGGAAAAAGGATATGATACGAACGTATTTTTGTCAAAAGAAGCCACCTATTCAAAGTATGTTGAATTTATGACAAAAATGGGTGAGGAGTTGGTGGACGGCGATATATTCTTGTTTACTGTCTCATGTCATGGCACATACGAAGACTATGAAGAGAATGGCGTTGAGAAGCGCAGAACAGCCCTCTGCTTGCACGATAGAATCGTTTGGGACTATGAGACCCGCGAAATGTTAAGCAAATTCAAGGAGGGTGTGAATGTAATTTGGATGGCGGATTGCTGCCATGCAAGAGATAATTTCAAGTCGTTGGGTGCTGAATCCTTCGGCGTTCCAAAATTTGTTGAATTTAAATCACTGCCACACCCAGACAATGCCGAAAAAGCACTGCATGGAAGCGATGCTTTTGAAGAGGCAGAAGACTTGAAATGCAATATTGTAGCGTATTCGTCTTCGACAGAACAGCAGGTATCTTATGATATGCAGTCGTTTGTTGATAAACGCCCTATGGGTTTGTTTACAGCCAGCATCGAAAAGATTTTCCAAAAAGAAGAAAATAAACAATTGAATTATTTTCAGATTTTCAAGCGGATTGGAGAGCAGATTGCCAAAACTGGTTATCCACAAACGCCGAAGTTGCAGGTTGTTAACGGCCACAAGGACAAGATTACTTATAGGGAATTTTTGAATTGATGTTAAACGAAGCTACCACAAAATATATTAAGAAGTTGGTTGATCCAGCTTTGATGACATGGAAAGAGTTCTATATGCAGTTTAATAAGAGGGATGAAAGTCATCCTTCATCTGCATATAGAACTACCTATGAAGACAATAAAAACAGCAGTTATAATCAAAAAAGTAATTTTCCAAAACTAATCAACAGGTTTGTTGCAAAAGGAATGGAATTTGAGTTAAGAGAACAGCATTACAAAGAAAAATATGTGATGACTGACGAATATGGAGACCAAATAAAAAATGAAAGCGGTGAGACATTATATTTTAATGATGATGAGTTAAAAATACTTGGAATTAATCCTTTTTCGATTACTGTGGCTATATTTGATGAAGATGATGTTTTAGTCGGAGCTGCACAGGATGAATGGGGAGCGGTCTTAATAACAGTTGTAGAGGAATTTAGAGGCTTTGGTTTGGGGGAAATTCTTTTAAAGCAATTTAGAAAACATTACCCTAAAATGGATTCTGGTGGATTCACAGAAAAAGGTTATAATCTTACCAAAAAATATTACGAAAATTCTGTCCGTGATTACTTGAGCAAAGGATTTTATAGTTATCTGATAAAAAATAATCATATAACCAAAGAGAAGGTTAAAGAAATTATCTCGCAACTTCCCCAAAGAATAATATCTAATAAACCGAATCAAGATTTTAATATGCGCAAGGGTGAAATTCTTGTTCATAACTTTAAAGATTCTAGTAGTTTTACTGTCTATAATAAAAAGATATTTGAGGGGTTGGACGGCGAAAAAGGAATGAATGATTTTTTTATAAATAGAGCCATATTGGGTCACTTCCATTTGATTTATCTTGATTGGAAAGATGCTTACAGGTTGTATTCTTTCTACACAAATCCAAAAGACATATCTAAAATATTAAATCTGCTGCTTGCTTCGAGACTATATGATGAAAAAACACCTTTGATTGTAGATGACGTTCACAAGATGTTTGATAAACATATTGATAAATCGTTATACGAAATCAAAAATGGATTGGCATATAGCAAAGGCAAACCAATAAATTACGAAAACCTCGCAAACAAAGAGCGGCAAGAAAGATTTCTCGCCGCTGGAAAAGACAGACTTAAAGCAGAGGAATACGAAACTTTTATCGTAGAACTGGCAGAAAGCCTAAGCCAAGAAGATTAATATAAAATCGCCGTCCACATGAAAATAAAAATATCTGAAAATATATTCGAGGCATTAAGTACGAAGAGAGAGAACCCAATGGGTAGAAATTCTACTTCGTCTGTAGTATATATAGGAGATAAGATAGTTAAAAAAATACCTATAGAAGGGGATTACCCTTATTTTGAATTATTGCAATATAAAGTGATGTCGGAAAATCAAAACATTTTTCCAAAAACATCTGTGAAAAAATTAAGAGAAGGTGATTCTTATGTTATAATTCAAGAAAAATTGGATGCCAAAGAAGCAGGAAGAATTTTTAACAAAATAAATAGTTCATTTTTAAATCACGGATTAAGAAATTTACTTGAAGATATTGCACTTTTTGGTCTTACAGAAGATAATGAAAAAATTGTCACAGAAGCTGAAAAAAAAATAACCAAAGATTACAAGTCTTATTTTAAAAGGTTTGTAAAAATATCTGAAGAATTATACTCAATTTTAAAAAAATATCAAGATCTTACAGCTCCAGATTTACATTCTGGTAATTATGGTTTTGATTCTAAAGGTGTTTTAAAAGTCTTCGATTTCGCAAGCCCGTCTTATAAAAAACAAATTCAATCCAAAGAAGTAATCCCCAAAACACCTTTAGAATCAAATGTAAATAAATCCTATGCTCTAACATTACCTCAAACTGCTTTGCTGCTGGATGAGAAATTTGGTTTGGGGTTTTATAACAATTCACAACCTGGGAGGTCAATTGACAAGGTTTTAGAAGTAATGTCTGATAAAGATGGGATGTACGCAAACCAAGGTAGTATAAAATTAATTCCAAGTTATTTTGAAATCACAACCAAAGGTAAAGATTTTGTAGATTTTTTGGAAAAAAATTTACAATACGGTCAAAAATATTCAGTACCAGATTATCGTTTCATAAAAAACTACGACTACATTTCAAAACTTTTTAACAATTACTTCCCTTCAAAAAACTCAATAAACAAGAAAAGTTTTCTTAGATTTATTGAGAACTTTTTAGATATGGGAATAAAAAATACATCTAACCCCAAAAAATTTAACAAAGATATGTTCGGGGATATATCCCCATCAATCCAAATGTCCTATTTGGATGAGTTTTTTGAAGGATTGCAGGAGTTCGGACTTCCGATAAACATGGTCGAAGCAAAAAAGTAATTACTTATTAAATCTTTTACGGGTGTTTGTGGAGATTTCAACAATTTCCGCAAATTCCCTAAACTCTTTCAAATTCTTTGCGCCAACATAGGCCATTGAAGACTTCAGATAATCTTTGAAGTTCTCCACCCAACCTTTCAACGTATATTCCACAAGGTTTAATTTAACAATACCTTCAGATGACCTCAACTGTTTTTTGCCCCAAGCGCGTTGGACGGCCTTTGTGGACATCCCCCTAAAATCAGCATACATCCTTTTTTCGGCAATCAGTTCCTTTGTGGTCTTGTTATGCTTTCGCAAATAATCTTCCAGTGGTTTCATATTACCACGCTTTGTTTCAACATATTTGTTCGCACAGCTTTCAAATGCACGGTTGAAAATACCCCCAAGCATAACATAATCCGCTCCGAGTGCCAGTGCCATTACAATATCACCGTAATTCTGCATTCCTCCGTCTGCGACAATATTGCAGGAATATTTATTCTCTTCCACTGCTTTCCTACATTCTTGAATCAATGTAGCCATTCCTTGACCAACCCTTGTGTGAACGGTTGTAAGGCATCCAGAGCCTCCGCCAATACCGACCCTGATATAATCACAACCAGTTTCTGCAAGTGCCTTAAAAGCAGATACAGAGCCGACATTACCAGCCATGATTATTCCGCTTGGATGTTTTTGTTTGAATTTAATAATTGATTCATGCAGAAGCGGAACATTCCCGTTTGCAATATCAATCAGGATTTTTTTGCCATTATATTCGCCGTCCACCACATCATCCCCCAAAATCTCCAACATAAACTCCTCAAGACCGAGGGATGAAAAGACATTATTTTCGGGTTGAAAAAATTCGTTTCTGGGGAGACAGACGTTTATTCCATGTGAAATAAATTCCTGCATATTATTCGCCGAAACAACAGTGTCCATCGGAGCAGTAAAAATAGGAAGAGTATCAAAGGCTTCGACCATAGAACGGCTGTTCAAGCCTTGTGCCGATTGTAAAATCAGGTAATCGTTTAAATCTTGTTGCATAAGGTAATATTTTATGCAAAGATAGGGAGAAAGAAATGATTAAACAAAAAGATAGCAGAATATGAGAAAGTTTGTTTAAATAAACTTTCAAATTTACTACAACAGTTAATAGCAAACTTTCTTATACACCTTGTTATATGCTGTGCGGATTTATCGCCACGAAATTTGATACGAGAGATGAACCTTTTTGTTTTATTTTTGGAACGGGAAATTAAAATTTGAATACCTATATATACATTAAACCTATTTATTTTTATGGAACTAAGAAAATTTATAAAGACTGCTATATGTGAATATTTGACAGAAGGAACAATCAACGATTTCAAATATGACGCAGTTAAAAAACAAGTGCAACAAGCATTAAATAATGGTGGCTTATCACTGGATGATATTTCATCAGATAGGTATTTTATAGTATGTTTTGGTTTTTTAAATCAACATATTTCTACTGTTAGTTTTTTAGATAAACAAGAAGCAATATCACACATTAACCATTATAAAAATGATGATAATATTTGGAAAATATATGTTGAAAAACCAAATGTTGATGCTATCGTTTATTTAAGAAAAGAGTGGGGTTGGGAGAAAAAATAAAACAAAAAGATTATAACAACGAAACTTAATACGAAGCAGAAACGTAGCATTGCATATAACTAGCTTATATCAGCTACTTCATAGCACCTATTCATACAATAGCACTGTATTGACGCACATTCGTAACGTGTTATTCCAAGTGCAGTCATTTTCAACAAAGTTTAGAACGGAATGGAGAAAACACTATTTGAACAATTAATCAGATATTTTTTTCAATTAAAATTCAAACTTCAATTCGTTTTTATCAACAGGTGTGCAGACGAGGGTTTTGAAATGGGATTTAAACCCCGCCCAAGAACGCACATTTTCATAAAACCTGTTGGCGTCGTTTGCTATCTGATAAACCAGTGGAAAGGGTTGCCTCAAGCCGTCGTCTATCATATAGACCAAATAATCCCCATATTTGGGGTTTACATTTTTGAATTTTAACTCTGCAATCAAGACGTGGACAAGCATATTTCCCAATTCGTTAATCCTCAAAGTATTGTCGTCATTATATGCCTGGTTTTTAGGTTCCAGAACATCAACCAGACCGTATAGTTCAACAGGTTCCTTTAACACGATTTCATTTTGATAGGCTTCACGGTAAACATTATCTATGTTACCTTGAGAAATATCTACTGCATATAGATAAACCTTCTGGTTTATATCTGAAAGATATTCGTATGCCATTTGAACTTCAAGGTCGTATTCGTTTTCATCAAAAAATTTTCCTATTCTATCGTTGCCTAATTGATCCATTTGTCTTATCTTTGTACTTTGATTTTCTAAATAAATATAAAAATGGAAGAATTGTTAAAAAATTACAGTGGGAGAAATCCATTTATTCTGTTACTGAAAAATGAATTAACTAAAAGAAATCTAACTGATTTTGAAAAAGAGTATCTTTCAATTAATTTAAGATACTGTGGTGATAGATTCGAGGATTTGAAGTTGGGGGTTGGACGGCGAAATGTGGAATATCTGAATAAACAATTTGGCACCCAAAAAGACTTCTCCGAAATAACCATTGATTTCCTATACGGGGAGACATCCGAAGTATATCACTTCGGATATAAAAGAGCAAGTTTTTTTGTATATAAAGACGAATGCGAAGACCCCTTTAAGAAAAGAATTTCTTTGGTTCCATTCGACCCGACAAAATATGAGGGTGAAAATAATACCTTAAACAGAACACTGTTTCCACACCAAGTCGAAGGGGTAAGATTTATGAAATTGGCAAATCCTGCTTTCAATTGGGATGATGTGGGTTTGGGTAAGACTGCCAGTGCAATTGTCGCTGCTTTGGACTGCGGATATAGTAATGTTTTGGTGGTGACGTTGGCCAGCTTGAAGTTAAACTGGAAGCGAGAAGTGGAGATGTTTAAGCAGACTGCAAAAGTAGTATCTGGAACGGAATTTAATAATTCGCCGTCCACCTTCACCATCATAAACTATGAAATACTTAAAAACTTCGTTTCAGTAAAAAAAGGAAAAAAACAAAGCGACAATAATATCTTGATTGAAAACCGCTATGATTGTATAATCCTTGATGAGGTGCATAGAGCAAAAAATCCAGACAGCATTCAAAGTGCCTGTATCAAAGAACTTTGTTCACAATCTTCTGTAAAAAAAGTAATTGGTTTGTCAGCAACACCATTTGAAAGAAATGTAGATTTTTATAACATTTGTAGGACAATCAATACAAATGTAAGTGATCTTGTTTTGGCAAATGGTTGGTTTCAGGATATGATTGACAAGTATAAAGAATATGCCTTGAATTATTGCAACGCTTATGAGCAGGTTATAGACACACCCAAAAGCAAATTCAATAAGGAGTCAATTATGGGAGTTATACCTGACAATTTGAAAAGTTTTGGCAGGATTAAGGGTGTGTTGAATATCATCGAACAACACGGATATAAAAAAGGAAAAAATTGGGAAATCGCCGTCCAATCCACCGTCAAACCAGTAAATACATTAACCCAAAAGGATTGTGAGATATTATTAAGAAGCGGTCTGCCAGACAAAAGAAAAAAGGTTATGGTCTTGGGTAGAAAGGTCGGCGACAAGAAAATAGAGAACAGTAATAGTGAAGAATTATTCCAGAGGATAAAACACACCCAAATAGTAAGAAAGAAAACCGAGGTATTAGATTTCTTCCCAAACAAGTTTGTTTTTCCTCTTTACTTTGAATTATCACACGATGAAAAACTGGAATACAGGTCAATGTGGGAAGAATATCTTAGCGAAAGACCGATAAAGAAAGCAAGCCAAGAAGAATTGGCTATTGTAAGCCAGTCTATAAAGATGCGTGAATTTTTAGCAAAACTGAAAATACAACACACAACCAATTTCGTCGAAGGTAAAATAGAAGATGGTTTGAAGGTAATTATCTTCACACATTTTAAAGAAGAGTATGAGGCATTTATGAAACACTTCTCAAAAATCGCCGTGGGAATCAATGCTTCGATGTCACCAGAGAAAAAACAAGGGCTTATAGATAGTTTTCAAAATGATGATAAAGTAAAAGTTATTATCGGTAATATAAAAACTTTGGGTACTGGTCACAACCTTACCAAAGGAGATGTAGCTGTCATTAATTCCCCCGATTGGAATAGTGGTGAACATGAACAAGCCGAAGGAAGAAGCTGGCGTATAGGTAGAAAAGAAGATGTTACAGTCTATTACTGTCTATTCGATGCGACACATGAAGAAGAGGTTTTTGAAAGAGCCAGACAGAAACAGGAGAATAAAAACATCATAATGAAATAATTATAATAAAAAGTAATATGAAAGTTAGAATATCTGAAGCAACCTACGAGGAAATGGTAGTCCCAATAAGGGAGATGTTGTATGACTTGGGTGTGACTAATTATACCATCGACGAACAAGGGTTCGTTAGTGTGGGAGATGATGTAGATATATCTGACAATTATTTTACAGTAATTCCAGTTAAATTCAAAGAAGTATCAGGTGATTTCAATTGTGGTATAAACAATTTAACTACTTTAAAAAATTGCCCGATTTATGTTGGTGAAAACTTCTCTTGCGATTTTATAGACGCGACAAGTTTGGAATATTGCCCAGACGAAGTTATGGGAGATTTTAGCTGTGAATACAATATGATAGAAGAATTGCCGTCCACCAAAAAGATTGTTTACGGCAATTTTTCTATGAAACATCAAGGTAAAAGGGGTGGAAAAATTTTCACCGAAGAAGAAATCAGGGCTGTGTTTGAGATTGGTGGAAAAGTCGTTCTTTAAACTCTTTCAATTCCATTTCGATTTCATCATTAATAACTCTCATTTGTTCTTTAATCTTTCTTTCATTTTTTGAAAGATGTTTTTGAATATCTGGAATTTGAATATCAACAGACTTACCTTCTTTAACCAAGCTCTTAGCTGACCTGATTTTATCTTCATAACTCTGTCTCCACCTGTCAATGATGACAAGCAGTTTTTCTGCATAATCCTTGTCACCAGAAGCGATAGTGTCATCCAGCCATTGTTTGACCTTTTTGTATTTGGATTGAAGCTCTCTGTTTTTGTTATTAACAAACACTTGTGCTTCGTTCAATTTATATGCAGAATCTGGAATACAGTTGGGGACTTCAAAACCATTTTGTATCATATCCCCCAAATCATCCATGTTTTTCCAACAAGATTTTACCTTTTTAGATTTCATTTGTTACAATATTTATAAGAATAAATAGGCAAAGATGACAGATTGTGTAAACAGCGAAGAAAAAAAATGTTTGATAGAAGATGTACGTCTTCTGCTTGGGGGAGGTCTTCGTAAAATCGAAATCTCTGACGAGGCTTTTTGCACACTTTTAAAGCTGTCGACTGAAGAACTGACACTGCAACTCCAAAAATATCTGATAACAGAGCGTTGGGCAAATTTGGTAGGTAAGCCAGCGAATTTGACCGATATTTGCCTTGGTCTTACAACAAGGAGTTTGGATTACGAATACGATTTTTCTGTGGCATATTCAAAACAGGTTGGACTGCAAAGCAGGGGAAACTATGAACTTAAAAAGGATTATATTGATGTAATAGAAGGTATTCAGGTTTATGAAATTCCAGCAGGAAGATTGATTAACAGAGTTCTTTGGGAAACACCTTCTGATATAGACCAAGCACTCGCACAATCACTGGCATATCAAAACTCTTTTGGTGCTATTGGTGGATTTGGTGACAGTTATTATTACACTGGCTGGGGTAACGGTGCGTTCTTCAATAGCGCGTATTATATAGCACCAGCGTTTGATGTGATGCTTCGCGCAATGGATGTTGGATTTAAAAACAGAATCCGTCAATCTGATTTAACATATTCTATCACAGCGGCCCGAATGGAACAAAATTGTTGCATTTGTATTCGACACCGAATGGTGGAAATACCATCGGAACAAGAAGGCAGCATTATAAATGCAAGGTCTGGTATTTTTATTATGATACCTTGGATATGAGTGCGGAGGATAAAAATAAATGTATTCAGGAGTGCAATGACATCATAAAATACCCCAGTGAAGTCCCAGTAAACAAACTGGATTTTTGTGATCTCAACGATATGTCAAAAATATGGGTTAGAAAATATCTGACAGCATTATCAAAAGAAACACTTGGAAGGGTGAGGGGTAAATTTAGTGGTGCTTTAAAGGTTCCAAACGCAGAGGTTTCTATGGATGCAGAAACACTGTTGGCAGAATCCAAAGAAGAAAAAGCAGCACTTATAAGTGAATTACAGGCATGGCTTGAAACATTGCAATCCGACAAGGTATTGGAAAGACGTGCAGCAGAAGCAACGAATCTCAACACAACACTCAAATACGTCCCTAATGGAATTTGGGCGATATAAACTATGATAGTAAAAATTTCTGAATCAATTATTAACGAAGCGTTGAAGCCTTCGGAGTTTAGGGATTTGATGAAGGTTGGAAGGGAGTTGGCTATGGAGCGTATTAATCAAATATGGCCAAGATTGGAGGCGATGGCAGATGCTAAAAATAGGTCTGGTGACAGGCTTTATTTTAATATTGAACAATCAAATGATTTAGAAATTCCATCAAAAAGTGAGATAACCAATTTTTTATCAAAAAATAATTATGACGTTGTTGACTTCTCCAAAGGATTTGTTAAAAAAAAGGGTGATAAAAATATCGTTAAATTGGGTAAGGTTTTAACAATGTTTAGTAAGACTGATAAAGATGCTTTAAATTTGCTTCAAAGGTATAACAATGAGAAAAGCGTTGTTGCAAATACTGGTACAGAATATCTGATGGTTATTTCAAAGCATCCTTATGATATTGGCGGGATGTCAACAGATAGAAATTGGAAATCCTGTCTGAATTTGAGGGATGGAACAAACAAAGATTATGTACAAATTCATGTAGAACAAGGCACCATAATATCTTATTTAATTGAAAAAGGCGATAAAAATATTCAAAACCCTTTTTCAAGAATTTCAATAAAACCTTATATAAACGAAAATGACCAAGATGACATATTATATGGTATTGAACGAGATTCTGTAAAATATGGTCTCGGTAACGAAAAATATGTTAAAAAATTAATTTCTGTTTTAGATGAAGCACAGGAAGAAAAAACAGGCATTTTTGAAATTGATAAAAACTTACATGATAATGATAGTATATTACAGATAGCAAATTTCAGTGCTAAAAAAATAAAAGAAGTTGAAAATAAAATCGGCGACCAAATTAAAGAATTAAGAGATGGTTTAACATTTGAAACAATTACCAAAAGATTTCCTTGGTTATATGAAGGAAATCCGATTTTTAAGGATGCTGTACTTGGACTTGACCAAGAAGATTTAAAATGGTATAATGGAGTTTGGCAAAAAGGTACTTGGAAAAATGGTACTTGGGTGAGCGGTACTTGGGTGAGCGGTACTTGGATGAAAGGTTATTGGTATAATGGTCTTTGGGAAAATGGTATTTGGAAAAAAGGGGAATGGATAAACGGTACTTGGAAAAAAGGAATTTGGGAAAAAGGGTTTTGGGAAACGGGTATTTGGAAAGATGGGATTTGGGAAGATGGTGATTGGGGAAATGGGTCTTGGGAGAACGGCGTTTGGAAAGATGGTATTTGGAGCAATGGGGGTTGGCAAGGGGGGACTTGGTTAGGCGGTGTTTGGGAGAATGGTACTTGGTATAAAGGAGATTGGAAGGAAGGAGTTTGGAAAAATGGTAAAATTTGGGATGAAAATAAAAAAGAATGGATTGAATCAAATACTCCTCCGAAATAATAATAAAAAAACAATAAAAACATGAAAATAAAAATCACAGAAGAAACCTACAAGAAGATTACTGAAGCGAATAAAAGTCCTTATCCGCTTCACCACAACTCTTACACCAGTGCAGTTAATGCAGCTGAAAAATATGCAGAGGAGCGGGGCTATGAGTTGGACGGCGAAGAAATGGGTGAAAAAATTGGGCTGGGACCAAAAAAACCAGAGAAAGGAGAGACAAACAGAATAACTTTAAGTTTATTCAAAAATGGTGAGAAAGTGAAAAATAAAGCACTTTATTTTCAAATATATAGAATGGACAATAATAAGGAAACTTATGAATTGAATGCCTACATAGCATAAAAAATCCCCCAAAGAGAAGAACATTTCTTTTTCTTTGGGGGATTTTTTATTTACAACGTAAATTCGTTTTTAACAAAGGTTAATTTTTTCTTCGCCCTTGTAATAGCCACATATAACAGATTGGCTTCCTGCTCCAATTCAATCTTTGTCTCTGCATATTTTGAAGGGAGAAGACTTGGCAGATATATATAGACATCCTCTGCCTCCAGACCTTTAGCCTTGTGTATAGTCGAAAGAACTATACCCTTTCCATCATCCGAAAAAATTGATTTAATCTTTTCGATGATTTCGTATGTAGTCCTACATTTCATTGCAAATAGGCTCACAATATCTATTTTCTCTTTGTAAGAGAGATATTTCGGATTCTTTTGTGGTTGTTGAACGCCGTATGCAATAAGCTCCCTGTAGATTTTGTTAAGCTCTTTATTCATTTCTGTCAAGGTGCTGGCGCTTGATAATTTCTTGTGTTCATCCAATACCTTAATCAATCCATTACCAATATCGCTTCCTTTAATGTAACACGGTTTTTCAAGGTTTAACAAAGTAAAATACAGTTCAACCAAAGGTTTTGTATTCCTGCAAAGTACGAAGTCACCAGATTTAACGTAAAGCAAATTACCATCTTCTATAATCTCGCCGTCTTGCATCCACTCTGGAGATTCCATGATGTTGTGGACGGCGTTTGCTTTATTTACGATATTTTTTGAACATCTGTAACAGAAGGAGAGAGGGAGTTGGACGGCGTTTGGCATTTCGGAAAATTTGTTCCAGCTTTCAATGTCGCTTCCCCCAAAATTATAGATTGCTTGGTGTGGATCCCCAACAACAACCTGTCTTCCACCTTCCTTCAGCAGCTTTTTAACAAATTCATGTTGGATAACCGAAAGGTCTTGTGCTTCATCAATCATCAAAACATCTACTTGGTCTATATGAAGATTCAAATGGACTGGAAGATAAATCATGTCAACAAAATCAATCACAAAAGGATTGTGGTTGTTTCTCTTGGCATTATATTCATTCAATACCTTGATACTGCTTTCAATCTTCTTAATATCTGAAAAAGAAACATTGAGGTTGTACTTTTCAACAAGAGATTTGAAATTGGAAAGGTCTTTTTGATTGGAGAGCCTATAATAATCCCAAAACTCGCAAATGGATGCAATTTTACCATTTATCTTGTTTTTTTGTACGTCTTTCCAAATGTCAGCGTTTTCTTTGATGTGCGATTTAATCAAAGAGAAACTTTTCCATTCATCAAGTTTTAATTTCGTCCTGCTCGACCTTGCAACGGCTTGATAGCCCCTGCTGTGCAGGGTTCCGATTATGAAGTTGGACGGCGGATTTTTTTCTTGGATTTCTTTTACGATGTGTTTGTTGAATGCGACATACATACCCTTAATATGTTCGGGTGTGCGCTTCATCAACTCCAAAGTCGTTTTGGTTTTGCCGCTTCCAGCGACAGCACTAACCAAAATATTTTTGTCTGTTTTTTCCCAGACGTCGAAAATATCTTGCTGATATTTGCTCGGTACAAATTCCATGTTTTTTTATTTTAAATGGTTATTAAATCTTTGGCAAAGGTAAAGGAAAAGTGCCGATTATTGGTAATAAAAATTAAAAAATATCAAATAATTCTAATAATTCATTTGACGATTTTTCATAATCTTCTTGCCTTTTAATCATTTCTTCGAATTTAGAAGGTGTCAACTCTTCTAAAGAGGAGATTTTAAAATGTTGTGTTGGAATAGTGAAGACGTTATATCCATCTTTTGGATTGCCGTTAATTGTAATTCCTGTTTCAATATATTTTAAAATGTCTTTCATAATTTTATGATTTTTATTTAAATTTTTTAGAAGTTTTTTCAAAAATTTGTTTGATGAAGACATCATTAAAATCCGAAAGGGTTGTTTCACTTTTTTTAACTTCCTGATTAATTTTAACTTCGTATCCTTTAGTTAATTTTGGTTCAAGTTCTGTGATTTTGTAAGAGGTTTTCACATTCTTGTTTTCACGCTTACTTGTTTTCTTAACCGTAACATAATCCTCAAGAAGTTTTAGTGATTGTTTATTATCCAACTTGAACTTGGATAGAAAAGGTAAATCCTTCCTGAAAGAATTTAATATATTGGTCAATTCATCACTATTGAATGAAAGTTCACATTCAGCAGAAATCTCTGCCCACTCATAAAACTTCCGTGTAAACTCCGAAACATCATTCATCGGGTTAATACCTCCGAGTTTAAATTGAACTTCTGTACCCTTCAAAACTGGAATTATCTCAAAATATTTGCTAAAAATTTCGATAGCATATTTTTCGCCGTCCAAATCCTTCAAAACAATATTAAACCTTTTTCTCCTATTAAACCATTCAACAATTTCCTGTTTGGTAAACAAAATACCATTGGTACTTTTCTTTTTTTGCTCAAAATAAAGAGAAACAACCGATTGAGAAAACTTATTATTCAAAGAAATACTGTTATCAAATACGCCACTTTCCCTTGCAATTTTAACCGCTATTTCTCGCATGACTTTATTAAACTTCTCATCTGAATTGTTATGTACATCAATCAGTTCCAAAACCATTCTACAGGCTTCGGAATGCTCCATATACTTTGAAAGTTTCAAAACCTTAATCCTTACATCCCATTCAATGTCTGGGTACTGTGTATTATCAAACACTGTCTTGTTTTCAACCTCCTGTTTCAATTCAGATAAAGTCTTTTTAGAAACCTTCTCTAATACATTCAAAGAATATTCTTTCATCTCTTCTTCAATAGCCTTCTTCTTTCCTGTAAAAGAATCTTTCTCCTCTTTTGTCAACTTTTCGCCGTCCACCAAATCCTCCCCAAAAGACCAACCATATTCACTCAAAATACTTTTAAGATATTCCAGATTGTTCTTGGCATAGTTGGTTTCATCATTAAAGACTTTATTGGCAATCGAAAGATAATCAACATCCCAAGCAGATTCATCACTCTTTACCCTGAAAAGCATAGACTTTTCAAAAATATGATTGGCAAACAGCTTTTGAGCAGAGACAGTGTCATACGTATCATTTTTCTTTTGTTTTGGCTTCGATAAAAAACCAAGCAAACTTTCTGCATTGGAAACCAAATCTACCTGATTTGAAACTGGATTAAACCAACTTTCATTTATAGTGTCATTTACTGTATCGGATTTTGTTTTTTTGTAAATGAAGATTTTGGACGGCAATTTTTTGCGCATACGGTTCACCATCTGCTCCATAAGCCTTGGATTCTCAAAGGTCAGAAATTGAACTGTCTCGACATCAGTATCCAAAATATTGATTGCTTCAACAGTCACAGATGTGGTTATAACCACTTCCGCGTCTTTTTCGAGGTATTCAGTCGTAACCAAGCTCTTGAAGTGAGGTTCATTTTTTTCATTTGCATTAAGCAAATAAATTGAGTTCCATCCCTTTCCTTTGAGATAGTCAACCAGTTTTCCAAGTTGTTTGTTCATCCGCTTGTCCTGAAGATAAATGATATTCTTTTTACCTTTGACAAGGTTCTTTTCAACTGCCTTATACTTGTCTTCACACCAAACAAAAAAAGCATTTTTTGTTGTCTGCTCTTCCCATTTCACCCTGTGGATTTTCAAATCCTTGATTGAAGGGTGTTCGACAGGAAACAATGTGCCTGTCATAAAAACACGCTTCTTAAAGAAGTGAATGTGGTCCATCACAAAGTTTAACTCACTGTTTCTGTAATCCTTTGCAGAAGATACAGCGAAGTTGTGTTGTTCATCTACAATCAAAGTATAATTACCTAAACCTCCGTCCCAATTTTGAATAAGGGAGAACAGTTTTGGTGCAGAAGAATATGTGCAGACAATCAAATAATCATCTGCACAGACATTCTTGTTTCCCTCATAGTAGGTCGCTGCACCATACTTGCTTTCGATATTCTTCAATGCTCCCACAGTAGGTACAAGCATAATACGTTTGTCATCGGATTGAGTACAAGCCCAAGTGGTCTTACCCATTCCAGTATCAGCCCAAAGAATAGTATTGTCCTCTATCTCCAAACCAAGGTCAGATAACTTCTTGTTGGCTGGAAGATAATCTATGCGGTTGATTTTTTTTTTCTCCTCTACGGGTCGGCTCACATTGATACCTGCGTAGGGGGCGTAAGATTCATAAACTTCTACTCCGTAATGATTTGCATATCGAGAAATAGAATGAAACTCTGAATTTTTTACAAGAAACTTTATTGCATCCAATAAAGGGATATTGTAAGAGTTACATTCCTTAAAATAATTTCGACATAATCCAGTAGCGTTCTTGTCAGTGACTTTAGTGAAACCAAAATGTTTTTTAACAATATTTGGCAGATACTTTTCACTATCAACTCCATCGACAATATTTACAATCTTTCCTTCGCTGGTCAGCTTTTCTATAAAAGATTGCCGCCTTTTTTCTGCGATGTTTGATTTTAATTTGACTTGCAAACCAAAAGGATATTTTGGGTTGGAATATAATTTCTTGATTTTGAATTTGTCGTCTGGGTTATATCCGTACTTCTTCTCAACATAAAAAATCACATCGTTGGCGGATATTCCAGCACGTTTCGCAATCAAAGCCAAATATACTACCACTGCTTTTGCGTCTGATTCTTTTTGGACGGCCTTTTCAAAAAGGTCGTTAAGTTTCAGGTCAATGTCACCTTTGAAGGGTTTGTATATTCCCAAGACAATAAAATCATCTGAAACGTGCAGGTTCTTTTCAACCGTTACCGTCCCGAATTGATGTGAATAGGCGCTATATTGGTTCTTTCCAATATATTCGATTTCATAAATACTATATTTCTTGTTATTGAGAATATCAGGATAGACACTGTGGTTCTGACTTAAAAATGTCATAGTGTCTTCCAAAGTTATCCCAATATGGTTTAACTTCGAGAAAAGGATTTGGTAGAACCTGTAAGAAAGTCTGCCTTCATCTTTGTTGAAATTATCGTCGTTGTAATAAAGACCAGAAACCACTTGTTCGAGGATTTCAATTTTCGCCTCGTCTTTCAAGGGTTCTACTTTTATTTCAATCTGATTTTCTGGGAGTGAATCTGTGGCTGCGAGGGGGCTGCATTTTTCACGTATGAAAATGTTTTCGTCATAAGACAGGACATTAATACGTGTCATGTCTTTAGTCGCTTTATCTACTTTAACGCCCAGTTCATTGAATTTCTTCGCAATAGACATCCACGTCCATTTAAAGTTATCCATTGTAAGGCCGTCCACCTCAACCAAAAAACCAAAACCAGTTCCACCAAAAGATTTCCAAACGGCTTTGACAAAAGACAAGCCATTATCTGTAAGGATTTTATAAACCCTGTCCTCTGACGTTTCAGCGAAGTCGTCCACATCCATATAGATGTAAGAAGAAAGATTTACAATATTTTTGATTGCGCGTTTGGATTCAAACTGCGCATTCCATGTTACTACTGGAACTTTTGTGGATTTGATGAAAGTGTAAAAGTTTCTTACAGTGATTTTAAATCTGCCTTTCTGTTCGGTCTTCTCCTGTTTGATGGTATCATATCCACCCCAGACAAAAGAGATAAAGGCGTTGTTATTTGTGTTGTTTTGAAAATATTCCACAAAGTCATCTATCTTGATGATTTTAGAATATTTCACGCCATAATAATCAAGCCTTGATTTGATTTCGGAGGGAACAAACTTCTCACTGTAAAAAATAATGTCGTTTAGTGTACTGTCAAAGATTTCATTCAATTCTTTAACGACATAGTCATTTCTGAATACGCTGTTATACTGGTCATAGTCAATATAATACCTACCGCCATTTTCAAAGTCGGTGGTGGCTGTTTTCCCAGCTGATCTGGCGAGAAGAATTAAATCCTTGTGTTTGGGATTCTTGATTAAGTCGAGGGTTTCTTCGATACCGACCGACTTTTGAGGTGAAGAAGTTCTGTCAATGTGTGTAAATAAACTTATCTGCTTCATGTTACCGTGTTTTAGATTGTTAAACAGTGCTGCAAAGATAAGAACTATTTCGGAAACTGAAAACAAAAATATTTATTTTTAACAAAAAAAAATTCGATGTACTTCAGAACGTACTTTACCAAAGATAACACCATCATGTATAAATCAGAGTTTAACTTTGGTAGTATGCCTACTATTGATTTATTCTATGGTGGAGGCAGAGATAAACCAAACTTTTCTCGATATTTATTTCAATTTCCATTGGAAAACCTTGAACAAAAGTTTTTGGATTGTGAGTTGGGGGATTTGTCAAATGTCAAACACAAACTGAAATTCAAACACGCTGGGTTCAATGAGACACCTTATGCCTGTATGCCGACAAGTTATACTGTCTGTCTTTTTAAAATAAACGAGTTTTGGGAGGAAGGTTGCGGAACGGATACATCTTGTGCAGAACTTTGCACTTCTTTTGCGAGATTAAACTGTGCTGTGAGTAAATCGCCGTCCAACTGGTACTTCGCCCAAAGCGGAGATACTTGGGCTACAGAGGGGGTATATGATTCATTATATCAGACGCCACAATATTTGATGTGCAAAAATATCAGTTGCAGTAGCCCAGATTTGGAATTTGATGTCACCACGATTGTAAACAATATGCTTTTGACTGGTGGAAGTAACGAAGGTTTTGGACTTGCATTCCATTATGAATCCGAAAGAGAGTTTTCTGATATTGAAAATCACGTTGTGTTCTTTGGAAAGGAAACTGAAACATTTTTTGAACCGTTCCTGGAAACAGAGTATGTCAATCCTATAATAGATGATAGAGCAAATTTCTATCTTGATAAAGTTAATAGGTTGTATTTGTATGCGAGGGTGGACGGCGAAAATGTGGCTTTGGATAATGACCCTGTTGTAGAGGTGTATAATGAGCTAAACCAATTACAATTTACTTTAACAGGTCAATGTCAAGACAAGGGGATATATTATATAGAATTTGAAATACCTTCTGCCAGTATTCAAAAATGTTATGCTTGGACGGACAAGTGGACGGACATTAATATAAACGGAAAAAGCCTTCCAGACCAATCTTTTAAATTCAATCTTGTCCCTGCTGAAAATTATTACGATTTCAGTTATAATACACCGACCCCAGAAACAAATTTCAATTTCGGTTTCAGGGGGATAAAGCGGGATGAGATTATCAGACAGGGTGATATTCGCAAAATTTTTATTGATGTGAAATCGCCGTCCAACCCCCACAAGACAATTGCTGTGGATAATATCTATTATCGCATATATATAAAGCAAGGACCATACGATGAATTAACAATAATTGACTGGATGCCGATGAATAGAGGTGTATGTGAAAATTGGTTCTTTTTGGATACGAGTTGGATGATCCCTCAAACATATATGCTTGATTTCAAGATATTAAACAAAGGAACAGTCAAAACATATCCAGAACAAGTAAAATTCAACATAATTACAAAACCGATATTCCACTAATATGAAAAAAATATCATTCTCTAATATAGTAGAAAGTGTTTTCGGATTTACACCGAAACAATCTTTGGAGCAAGCGATAAAAAGTTATGTTTTGACTATAAAAAATTCAAAAGACAGTTTCAAAAAATTACCGAAGAATAATTTAGATTTCGGATTAGTTGTAAAATCGCCAACAGAAGAAATATTTTTCTTGAAAAATGGTGACTTTAATATCGAAAAAATCTACAAAAATGCTGAATATCCATCTATTTTAGGTAATCAAACTTTAGCTGGAACTAATTTAACTTATAACCCCGATAAAAAAATACTATTATCTTCTTTGTCTGATGAAGAAGCCAAGTACACTGAAGATGTTATCAAGGATTTGATTACCGCAGAAATGTACGGTGGGCGTGGAGGTTGGACAGGTGATTAAAATATAAAAATTTAAATGCAACCACCCAAGTCAATAATAATTAAAAAACCTGGAATAGCAAATAAAACAACTGATTTGTTGGATTTGCCAGTCCAACAATTGGTTGAAAACAACGACTTGGTTACTGAAATGAGCATGAAAGAGGTGACAGATGGAGAGACCTTGTTTCCAAGGGCAATTCATTTGGAAGACCTTGACAATGCTTTTATCGAGTGGGTGAAGGCATTGCAGTTTGAAGTAGAGGGTTCTTTGGTGCCAGTGTTCCAAATAAACCTGCAAAGATTTTCAGAATTTATGCAGACATGGAACCAAACGGATGAATCCAGTCACCCGAAACTGCCACTTATAACTGTGACGAAAGAAACCGCTGGAAAAAAAGGAACTTACCTTGGGGGATTCTCTTCGACACTTCCTTCGGGAGAATCTTTTCCATTATATAGAATCCCTAAAGTCGTTAATGGAAAAACAATATTTGAATATATTGAAATCCCCCAACCGACTTTTGTGGACTTGCAATATAAAATCAATTTATTTGCAAACCACATCCATACGACCAACAAATTTAATGAATTGATTTTGCAGGAGTTCAAAAAGCCCCAAAACTCAATCAACATTTTTGGGCATAATATGGAATTGGTTTTGGATGATATTACAGAGAATAATAAAAAGGAAATAGAAGAGAGACGCTTTTATAGAACCAATTATGTGATAAACATGAAAGCCTTTATATTCGATGAAAAGGATTTCAAAATAAAGCGCAGTGTGAACAACATAAAAATGTCCACAGAACCTCTTTCGCCGTCCACCCCAGAAGTTTGCAGTATAGAAGAGATAACCAATTCCAATGATTGCAACCAATCATTGACATTCAACCTCAACAAAAAGTCATCTACGACTATTGAATATAGGCTGACCACCAATTTCGCCGTCCAATTCGACAACCAATCCACCACAGATAATAACGTGGATTATTTTGTAAACAATTCGCCGTCCACCCTCCCATTCAATATAAACAGAGGTGACATATTGAAACTGGTATACAATAAAACAGTAACAAAACCAGTGCAAATAAAGCTCTACGGAATAGCATCCTAATATTTCCAACTATTCGCATATTTATATAAAAAATTGAAACTAAATGGCGAATAATAGAATAAGGGTAGCTCCCTCTGTAAACTTTTCTGAACGCGATTTATCATTCACCCCCCAACGTCAATTTGCCTTAACCAAACTGATGATTATGGGTGAATTTGAATACGGTTCGGCTTTCGATGTAACAAGGGTGTCAAATTACAACGAATTTTCAGCTAAGTTCGGTTCACTGAACCCATGCAAATATAAAAACACCAACCAACTTAAATTCCAGGGTGCATATACAGCCAAGCAATTCCTTCAGGAGTCGAATGAGGCATATATTTGCCGTGTACTTGGTCTTTCTGGTTACGATGCTGGCGACCTTTGGTCAATTACTATCGGTTCGAATGTAGATACCAATACTATCGTCCAAGGAGCAACAGGTTCTTTTACTGGTGAAATCCAGTATGCAAACGGTGTTTTGACTTCTGGTAGCTTCAGCAACACTACGATTCAGGATATGTTTGATTCTGGTGTCTTGACCGCTGAAGATTTGGGTGGATATAATGTCGCTACTGGAACAACACTGAATTTCAACAGCCTCGATGCTTTCGTTTCAGATTGTGACGGCTTGTTTTCAAGTGCGCGTTTTACAGCCAATGTAACCCAGCGTGACGACCAATACATCTGCTTGACAGGAACATCTATTTCTGGTGGATATGTGACACAAACCGCAACCACAACTACTTGTTACGTTCAATTCAGTGCTGGAACCCAAACAATCGGTTCTACGCTCAATATCACAGTAGCGACACCTATTGTAATCGTTGACGTAAATTCGAGTGAAGTAGAGCCAGTAAGTGCAGGAATCATTGTAGTAAAAGGCGGTACAATTACCCACAACATGGATGATAGTATCACCATTTTGAACGGTACTATTACCCTTCCGAACGGAGATATTCTCAACGGGACACAATACAAAATCTGTGAACTCGGTTCAAACAGTGTTGTTTATGATTGTGAAGGAATCAACGGAACTGGATATACCATTTCCACAGGCACAACTGTTATCAGCACACCTGTCTTCCAGTCTGGTTCTACGTCAACAGAAATTCAAATACCTTCAGGTATTGTCACTATTCAATTGAGTGGAAATGCCACACAACTTACGGCAAGCGGAATCACTTCTTATGAGGACATGATTGTTTGCGGACTTCGCAGTGTGGGTTCATATAACGGAAACGAAGAACTCAATTTCAGGGTTAAAAACACAAATATTCTTATTGAGCCACTTGTAGCAGGACAGACAATCAAACCTTATGATGATTTCAAGTTGACTGGTACTGGCACAGATGGTGTCGAGTTTTCTTACATCGTATCACTTGACAAGCGCAAAAAGAATTACATTAACAAAGTCTTCGGTGTTCGTGCGAATTGCTGTGAGAATGATTCTCCGCTTTATATTTCCGAATTGTATCAGACGATGTTTGATAATCTTGTTGCACAAGATAAAATCTATTGTATTAAGCCCACTATTTGCCATAACACAACACTTTTCAATTACAAGCAACAATATCAGGGTGCAGAAACACCTTATGTTGTATCAGAACTTCGTGGAAACAAGGTCGTGCGTTTGTTTAAATTCCTGACACTCGGTGACGGTGATTCATCTAACCGTTATGTGAAGGTAAGTCTTGTGAATATTCGCCCAGACCGTCGTTTGTTTGATGTTTTGATTCGCAGCTATAATGACACAGACAAAAATCCAGTTATTTTGGAGCAGTTTGTGAATTGTTCGCTGGATGTGCAGAGTAACAACTATATCGCACGTGTGATTGGTGGTAAGGCATTGAATGACATTTACCCACAAAAATCGCTTTATATCAGTGTTGATGTAGCTGCTACTTGTGTTTATGATGCTTTCCCTGCTGGTTTCGAGGGTTATCCTGTAGTAGATTATGGTGATTGTGCAAAAGCGCCTATCGCCCAATATAAAACCGCTTATGCGACCACAGATAAAGTCCGTTATGAATATCTCGGATTCAACAGTAATGACGGGTACGACCAAGACCTCTTCGATTGGCATGGCGCACCTTCTGTTAACACATTGTCTTTCACTGGAAAGACAAAGGGTTTCCACATGGACAAAGATGCTTCAAGTGCTTTGGTGGACGGCGTTGGCAGTATTCTGTTTGAGGTGGGTGTAAACGAGTTTAGAAATGATGCTGACCTTGTTGGAACCACATACGAAAAACTGAACTCCCGTAAATTCACGATGGCGTTCTTTGGTGGATTCGATGGTTGGGATATTCACCGTCTTACAACAGGTAACAGAAGTATCGGGGATCAATATACTATGAACGGTACAAACGGTATCCTTGGTCTTCAGTCAGGAGCTTTTGACAGTTATGTTTTGGAGGATTTCGACGGCGAATTTTCAACGGTTATAAATTCAGATTACTATGCGTACCTGAAAGGAATCAGGGTTATTTCTAACCCAGAACTGGTTAAATATAACCTCGTTGTAACACCAAATATCAATACTTTCGACAATTCAAATCTGATTGAAGAAATGGTAGAGATGTTGGAAGAAGTTCGTTGCGATGCTTTCTATATCACTGATACTCCTACAAGGGATGCAGATGGTATTCCATTCAGCGCAAAAACGATTTCTGACAGGTTGGACGGCCTTTATTCTACATCTTATGCTGCAACTTACGCATACGATTGTATTTATAATGACACTGAAAACAACACCTACGTTTATGTGCCAGCAAGTGTTGATCTCCCAAGGGTATATGCAGTAAGTGACAGGGTTTCACGTGTATGGTTTGCGCCAAGCGGTAAAAAGCGTGGTGGCAGCGTATTTGTGGATGTCGTTAAGAATCCGACGGCAGACGAAAGGGATACATTATACGGAGGCCGTATTAACAGTATGTGGAGGGATGCAGGTGTCGTTACAAACTGGGGTAATAAAACCCTCCAGATTGAAGAGACAGTCCTTGACAGAATCAATGTCCGCAGGCTGATGATTTATGTGCGTCAGCTTATCGCAGACGTATCTGTAAATCTCCTCTTTGAGCAGAATGATGAAACCGTTCGCAGACAGTTTGAACAACTTGTAAACCCGATTTTGGCAAATATTCGTAACGACAGGGGTATTATCAACTTCAGAATCCAGTTGGATTACAGTCAAAGTGCTTACGAAACAAACCAACTGAACGGCAAGATTTTGATTCAACCTACACTGGCACTGGAAGAGATTAATATTGGTTTTACACTTACTAACGATAGTGCAACTTTCGATAATATCTAATAATGAATATTAATAAATTAATAAGTGAAGCTGTTAGACATGAAATTCCCCAGCGTGAAAGCGTTGGGGGGTTTCATGCTATTTTTGAAACAGTTGGTGAAAAGGTTTTGCGGGGTTTGAATGAGCTTACGGTTTCAATGGGTGGCGAAAGGACTGAAAACCCTGAAAATCAAGAAGAAAAAAAGAAAAAGAAAAGAAAGTTTGATAAGCCGAGTTTAAAAGACACTGAAAAAGAATACGAAAAAAATAAAAGTAGATTTGAGAAATCTGAAATTCCACCAAATAAAGCCTTTAGAAATTTCAGGAATTTACCTGAAAACGAAAGGCAAGAATTAACAAAAGAAATAATAAGGTCTTTTATACCTTTCATTTTTGAAAGAGGTGGTGATTTTGCAAGAATGGCTTTTATAAAAAATCAAAACAATCAAAAATTTGCTTTGGAGCTTTTGTTGTTTGTCGCTGGTGATAAAACAAACAGAACTTTGGGTAAGATTTTAAATCATGTTTTTGATATTTATTTGGACACTATCATAACATATTATTTTTCTGGGAAAAAGCCATTAAGTATAACTGGTAATAAACAGATTGATACATTTATTTTAAAAGAGATAAAGAAAAGGTTATTAAGCGATTTAAGGAATAACGATATACCTAAATGGTTTGAAGAAATACCATTTTTTATAAGAAAAGAGGTTTTAAGTTATTCTAAAGGAAACACTGCAATCAATTTAGCTAAAGGTTTTTTTTCTGATGAATCTGAAGAAGAAAATATTTTTGAGCAGGAATTAGAAAACAATAAAGATAAGACCAAAAACAGAAAGGCTGTTTTAACAGCGACCGCTATTATTAAAAGAGCGCAAATTGTTTTCAGCGGTTTAAAACCAAACGATAAGGTATTAGATGAGATATTGGATTTGATTGCTAATATGTTAATCAGAAAAAATACAGACCTCAATGAAACATTAACTAACATAATAGCTAGAGAAGTGCAAGCTAAAGTAGACAGATTAAAAAGCGGAAGATTAGCTTTAAGTAATATTGTCGGGTTGCTTGCAGATAACAACCTCTTAGGCTCTGGTGGTTCTTTAATCCAAGCAGTTTTTGGTTTCAATAGAGAAACAATGTCATTGATACGTCAAGAGCTTTCAAAAATATAAATTTTTGAAATGATATTTATTAATTAACACAAAGAAAAAAAACACCCAAATATAATAACATGGATCTTCTTTTGCAATCTCCGTTAAAATCAGAACCCAAAAAGCAGAACCGATGGTTGCTTCGTTTTCCAACAGATATTGGTATTCAAACGTGGGCTTGTAAGTCGGTAGATGCACCTAAAATGGAAATCACCACGAACGAAATGAAGTTTATCAACACTTCCACATTCGTAAATGGTTCATATAAATGGAGTTCTATGAACATCAAAGTACGTGATTTCATTGCGCCGTCCACCTCCCAAGGTCTAATCGAATGGTTGAGGCTCCATGCAGAATCAGTGACAGGCCGTATGGGGTATAATGTCGGTTCTTCAAAATCTATTACTTTAGAAATGCTTGATCCGACAGGTGTGCGTATTTCAGAATGGCTTCTTGTAAACTGTATTCTAAGTGGTACTATTGATTTTGGTAGCACTTTTGACTATGCAAGTGATGAAGTGGTTGAATTAGGTTTTACTATCCAACCACAGTATTGCGTCCTTTTATATTAACTATCAAAAACATTTTTATTGTTTGTGCTGTTGGACGGCGAAGTTCGTTCCAAGCAGCACTTTTTTTTTATATGTTATATATTTACAAAAAAACAGAATTGAAATATGAATTTCGAACCTAAATACGACATAATCTCTTTGCCTTCCAAAGGCTTATTCTATGAAAATAAATGTAGTGAAGTGAAAGTATATCACTTGACGTTGGCTGACGAGGAAATAATGACCTCCCCAAATCTGTTGAACTCTGGGGACATGATTGACAAATTGCTTGAAAGGAAGGTGACATTCAAAGATGAAAGCACGCCATTTATTCATCCACAAAAAATGTTGATTGGAGACAGGTTGGCTATATTGATTTATCTTCGTGTTACTATGGATCCGATTTATAGGATTGATGTGGACGGCGAACCCTATGATTTTGATTTAACAACACTGCTGGTTAAAGAACCGAAAATAAAACCAAACACGAAAGGTGAGTTTGAATTTGTTTTACCGAAAAGCAACCATAAAGTAACATTCAGGTTGATGAATGGGGAAGATGAAAAAGAGGTGAGGAGAGAGCAAATGCGCTTGGGTAATCAAAGTATAATATCTTCAAAATCTATCAGGTTGGAGAAGTTGATTACTTCGGTGGACGGCGAAACAGACAGGATAATGATTGCCACGTTTGTTAAACAGATGAATATTGTGGACGCAAATAAACTTCTTTTCTATATGGGGGAAGTAATGCCTGCTATGGACCTCAATATTTCTGTTGTAAGCCCTAAAACAGGTAAAATGAAAGACCAATATCTTGAAATGACGTCGGAGTTTTTTTTTCCCAGTATAGAATGATGGTTGATAGAATTTTCAGATTACCAGAAGGTTATTTGGAAATGATATTGGAAGAACTTTTAATATTAGTAAAGCACGGCAATTTCAGTTGGGCCGATGTTAAAATGATGCCAGTTTACGAAAGGAAGTTTTATATAAACAAATTAATTGAATATAACCAAAAACAACAAGAACAATGAAAGAATTTTACAAAATAATATCGGACGATAACAGAACCTATATTATGTACGATTCAAATACAGATTTAATGGTACAAGTTACCAACAAAAACATATCTTACAGTAAAGGAAAATTATTTGGTTGGCAGGATTCTACCAAAGAGGAATTTGAAGAAACTTACCAAAAATTACTAAAAAAAATAGACGATTTTGTAAAACAATAAAAAAATGGTTCGGGAGCACTCCTGAACCATTTTTTTCATATTTATAATAAAATAAAATTATGGTAGCATTATTAAGTTTTTTATCAAAAGCTGAAGGTATTTTAAGTGCCGTTGGGGAAATAGGAGAAGTTATAAAAAAAATAGCAAGGAATATTGAAAACTTTGCAACGTATGGTCCAGCATATTATGCGCTTGAGGCCAGTAAAGCAGTTAAGCAATATTTTGAAGGGTCTGTTATGGCCCAACAACTTGGATTAAGTTTAGGGTCTGAATATTCTACACCTTTTGGTACGACAAAATATTGGGAAGATATACAAAGGGCTATAAATAAAACCAATCTCCAGTTAGGTATCGGTGGCCAAGTAGCTAAAGATTTGCGAGATAATTTGATTAAAGGTAAAAGCGCATTACTTGGTTATAATGTAGATATTGAAAATTTTTCGAGTGCTTATTCTACTTTTGTCGAAGAATATGGAAGACCTTTTGCGCCATCAGATGAAGATATAAAAAATATGGCCATGATAAACAAAGCATTTGATGGTCAATTTGATAGTCTTATTCCTATTGCAAAATTGTATGGTCGAACGATACAAGATACAAGAACTTTTTTGAATGATGCAATGGTAAAGTCTGATAAATACGGTATTTCAGTTAAAAAGGTGTTGAATGACATTCAAAAAAATATTGCAGACGTTGATAGATATACATTCAAAAACGGATTAGAAGGCTTAAAGAAAATGGCAATTGAGGCCAATAGATTAAATCTTAGCATGGATAAGGTCGTACAGTTTTCTGACAGGTTTTATGACGCAGAAGACGCAATTGAAATGGCAGCTTCATTGCAAATGATGGGAGGTGAGTTTGCACAATTTGGTGACGTTTTTCAATTAATGTATGATGCTAATAACGACGTCGGTTCTTTGATAGACAAGGTGTCAGATTTGACAAAAGGGATGGGGATGTTGAATAAAACAACAGGGGAAATAGAATTTTCTTCTTTAGAAAGAAGACAATTAAAATATTTTGAAACTATTTCGGGAATACCTGTGGAAGAGATGATGAGAACAAGGAGGGTACAAAAACAAGAAGAAATTGTTAGGAGATATATTTCACCTGAATTTGCAGCAGGTTCAAAAGAAAATTTGGATGAGTATATCAATAAAATTGCAATGTTGGCTGAATTTAAAGGTGGTACTCCAAAAATAACAATAGGGAATGAACAAAAACTTGTTAGTCAAATTTCCCCACAAGATTTGGAGAAATTATCAACTATTGGTATGGACCCATTAAAAGATCCATTAGAAAATCTTATTATGGTTAACAGAACTGCAACCGAAGAATTGCAGAAAATATATCAACAAATTGTAATTTTATCTAATGATTTTGAAATTTTAAATGCAGAACAATTATCAATTGCAAAGAGGGCTGCTTTAGATAAAGCTAGTATGGAAAGCGGGGCAGGTTTAATTAGAACTGGACAAGAATTAGAAAAACAGGCTAAATTAAGTGCTGCAAATCAATCAGGAGAAGTATTTAAAAAAATGGATGAAGGTCGTTCATTTGTAGGTATGTTAGCATCAATGGTTCCAAAGGTTATAACAGGGCAGCTTCCATTCCCAACTTTTTCATCAGAATCCAAAGATACTACTTTTAATAAAGGTAATATTAAAACCACATCTGTTAGCAGTTTTAAAGATATAAAAGATGATGAAAATGCCACTAAAGAATTAGTAAAATCTTATTTTAATTATGAAAGATATGCTAAAAACCGACCTAACACTAGTGAAGCAAAACTATTTTTAAGTGGAGAAGCGGTAATAAAATTAGACATGAATGGGAAAACTTACAAAGTCTTAGATTTAAAGAACGACCCAAATTTCAGAAATGCTTATAAACAAGAATTTAACCAAGAGATTGAAAGCAGCTTAAAATCCACAAACGACAATGGCGGAAAGAATACTACCCCAAGTAAATCATTATATTAATTTATTTTGACTTTATTTATGTTAAAAGAACATAATTTATGTGCAAGTCATTGCTTGATTTGATTGCGACCGATAAAAGGGAAGACGATAAAACAAAAATCCTCTTCCCTCTTTCGGAAGCAAAAATAGATACAGATAGTCAATATGCTTTAGGTGGGTTTTATGAGCAAGCTGAAATTCCATTCAATGGGAATCCAGTAACATATTCTCCTAATCCACTGGATATTGGTGCAATATATTTGGAGGATAAATTTGACCTTAATGTTCATATCCCCCAACAATTCGCAGTCCAATCCGTAGATATAGGTGATATTAATGTTATTGATATGCCGTCCATATCCGATGTCTCTGAAGGTTTTTACAGAGACATTATCGGTTGTAATTTCTATGCGAATCAAGATTATGAATTTATTGGTATGGAACCATGCCCTCCTTTTGAAAAACAGGAGGAAAGTTATTTGGAATATGTAAGAAAACTCCAAAATAATCAAAATATATTCGACACTTTTGCCATTTTAACTGGTCAAAAATTAAGTGATACCCCTATTGGTTTGGTTGGTGCAGAAGCCTTGAACGACCAGTATAGACTCAACATAGAATCGAATGTCGTTCAAACAGTCAGTGAATATCTGCAAACAGACCCGTTTAAATTAGTATCCAACGGTACATTACGGCGTGTCCCTTATGATATATCTGTTCCAAGAACGACTATTGGTAAAGCCGCTACATTTCTGCAAAAATTATCTGGCGGTCAATTTCCTTTAAGCTATCTCCCAAACGACGTTTTCAATATAAATTACGAGGTAGGTGAAGGTATAATAAGCAGAGATGCTTATTACAAGAACATCCTTGACTATACTGGTGCAGGTCAAAAGCAGGCGTTGCAAGACCATTTAGACAGGAATACATTTAGACCGAGTATCCCAGATGACGATTACCCCGTAAAGAGTAATGAATATCTTTATGTCGGACCAAATGCACCAAAACCTTTCACTGGGCAATTTAATGCCGAGATAATAAATTTTAGAGATGCAACCACAGTTTTAAATAAAAGTGGTGGTATAGATTGGAGTTTTTCAGATGAACGCGGATTATATTATAACACAGAATACAACATCACCCAACACAAAAAAGGTGGAAAGGGAGTGGATGTTTTTTCGCCGTCCACCGACTTCACAATAGGAGAAGACAGAAATCCAAATGATGTATATTGGGTAAAAGATGCAAACCAAGAAAACAGATTAAGCCCTTATTCCCTTTTGGGAAAAACAAAGGATATTGTAAATGATGCAGGGGATAGACCAAATGGAAGTGGACAATTCCTTGATTCAACCCTAAAGGAATTTAAAGTAACAGATGGAGGTGAGGAAATCATTATTTCAAAAGGTGATTCTGTAACTGCTTTTGGGGATTGGCCAGTAGATGAAGATAGGTTGGAATACGATGTCAAGGCTGGAGATTTCTTTCGCGTATGGACAAAAGATAGACAATATTCAAAACTTAACAGGGCTATATCCCACAGAGGTCTTGACAGAAAAGGAGTTCCAAGTGTTTTAAAAAATAATGGTTTATTAAACTTCGCTCCGACTTTCAGAAGGTCGAATGGAGTTTTGCTAAAAAGATATATGTTTTCGATTGAAAATCTTGCATGGAGCGACCATTTAGCAGAATTACCAGACTGTGAAATAGGTGCTGGCGATTTGTTGACTGGAAAGGCTGGTAGAATTATGTGGTTTCCTCCATATAATTTGGATTTCACTGAATCTGTAACTGTTGACTGGAATGAACATAAATTTATTGGAAGAGGTGAACCGATATACACATACAATAACACTTCAAGGGATGGTACATTGACTTTTTCAATGATTGTTGACCATCCAATGGTCGTTAATAAAATCAGGGGGCAGAGGACTGAAATTTGGGAAAGATATTTCAAAGGTGACAAATCTGTTTTTGACATCATCGAAAACACGCTTTATGAAAGATTAACAGAAGATGAAATACAACAAATTAAGAAAGCAAAATCTAAAAAACCACCGATTAAAAAAACAAATCAACCAGCATTAACACAAAGCCAAAAAGATGATAAAAAAGTTGACAAGGATGCACAAGCAGCAACTGATGCACCCTATGATTTTATTTCAGTTTATTTCCCAAATAATGTATCAAGAACACCTGTAAGAAATGGTAATATAAATGAAAATCCTGGTTATCAATCATCTTTCCAACCCACTGGATTGGATTACACCTACTATAAAGGAGTAAAAAGGGATAAAAAATTTAATCCCCCTTACGATAACAGAACAAATTACCAAGTAAATGATGATTTTTTTAATGATGCTTTATTAGAAAGAAAAATCATAGAAATAATACAACTGATAAACGATTATCAATATACACAAGTTACGTTCTATTTTGTTGGCTCCGCCAGTCAAGCAACACCTTTAGATACAACTAATTTAAAATTATCTGAAGAAAGGGCTGAATCCATAAAAAATTGGTTTGTAGATTATTTTGACACTTATATCAATAATCTAACAGATGTAGATTTTGTATTTAAATCGTTGGCTTTATCTGACACTCTTTCAACAGGAACGGGTGAAAATGTTGACAGGGGTAGTGTCGAATCTGTAAGGGCAAGGAGAGTTGATATAAAATATAATTTCGATGTACCAGATGATACAACCCCTGATGATGCAACACCAGATGATGTTGTAGATGACGATAATTTCAATCAAGATGATGCAGATTCTGACCCGATTGTAGATGAAGACATTTCACCAGATATTTTGGATAAATTGTTTGCCATCACAGAATGCGATATGTTCGAGTATTTGGAAGTATATGACCCACACTCATACAGGTCAATATCAGAAAAAATCAGATACTTCCACCCTGCATTTCATTCCATGACCCCAGAGGGATTTAATGGAAGGTTGAACTTCTTGCACCAATGTACAAGACAGGGAAGGAACATTGGTGTAGAGAATATAGATTTTACCACCAACCTTGCATTTGGCCGTCCGCCTGTATGTATCCTAAGAATAGGCGACTTTTTCCATACCAAGATGGTAATAAAATCCATGAATATTGATTATAAGTCAGATGCACAAATAAAATGGGATTTAAACCCAGAAGGATTTGTTGCACCGATGATAGCGAACATAACATTAAACATATCGTTGATTGGCGGACAATCGCTTGTAGCGCCTCTAAACAGGCTCCAGAACGCACTTTCTTATAACTTCTATGCTTCTATGAATATGTTTGAACCAAGGGCCGACAGCGTTGAATATGGTTTTAAATATCAAGATGATAAAGAAGAGTCTTGGTATATCAAAGAAGGTGTAAGATTAAATAAAGTCGTGGATGTTGATGAAGTCACAGATGACTCAACTACATTAAATGATAATAGAATGCAAAGGAAAAACGATGTGTTGAAACAAGGAGTTCCTTCTACACCATTAAATCCAAGTCCGACTTTGAATAGTGTTGTGGATTCATTGGACGGCGAAAATATTGCTGCTTTCAAATCCAGATTCAATCTGCCTTTAACAAATGAAGAAAAACAAATAATTGGATAATGTATTATAACATATACGACCCGTTTATAGAAAACGAAAAAATAACCATTGTGCCACACGTTGACTTTCCAACAGAAAGTGGTGATAAAACTTATCTTTGGAATAAGGACAGGGATAGGATGGATGTTATTTCGCAGAAGTATTATGGAACACCCTATGGGGGAACCTTAATAATGTTTGCGAATGCTACACTGGGGACAAACGAAGATGAAATACCTGATGGTTCCATAATCTTAATTCCCTTCCCCTACAAATCCGCCGTCCAACGCTACATTGACATTATGGAAAAATTCAAAAGCTATTATTAATGATATGTTCAAAAGAACATGGTTCATAAGATATAGGTTCGAAAGAAGAATGTAATCTACGGGGGTTTAAAGATATATATTTTTAGCACCGCCAGAATACAAAAAAACCTCTACAACTGCTTGACAACCAATAAGTTACAAGCATTTTTTTAAAAAACAGATATGGCTAATCTAAATGACCTGAAATATGTAGTAGAAGACCTGTTTGATTCTACTTCAAATGGTAATGTTAACACTGATTCTTACTTCACTTGTGTGGTTGATCCGAACCCTATTGGAAACATTTCTGTTCCAACGGAAGACCTTTTTATCTTTGCGAGATTACGCGCTTTCCCCCAAAACAGGAGTACCATTGTTTCCAATAACACTTATAGTAGCAAGTCTCAAGACGAAGACGGGATTTATTTTATAGGCAGGAATAAAAAGAGTGATGGATACCTTACCACTGATTATAGTAACATTGGAGGGGTGGACGGCGGAAAAACAGAGGAGGGGTTGGGAATAACGAATATAAGAATCAGCATGAATATGTTTACGCCGTCCACCGTCGAAATAGACTTCGTAGATGTAAGAGGTGCAGCCATTTTCAATGACTATGAAAGACAGGTTGGAAAGGATTATTATAATACCTCAAAGTATAATGCCTTCTTTACAATGCCGTATCCTATTTTTGAATTGACAGTAAAAGGATACTATGGTAAAGCTACAACATATTATTTGAATTTGATTGATTTTAAGGCGACGTTGGACGGCGAAACAGGGGATTTTTCAATAAAAACAAAATTTATCGGGTATGATTATGCGTTTTTGGCAGATATTATTACGAAATATGTGATAGATTTGAATAATACCGCTGTTGGTAAAGACCTTTTGTCAAAATATGAGTTGTTGAACGGCGATGTTGGATTGATGTCTATACCAGACCTTTTGCAGAAATATACTAAAATATCAACGTATATCGAGAATCAGAAGAAGGATAATCCAGACATAGCCATTATAACTGCTTTGAATACTGTCTCTGAAAAGATAAACGAATTAATAACTATACTTGGCTTGCCTTGTACTAAAAGGGAAGACAAGGTTTATGGCAATAATATAAACTATGAAACCTTTAATAGTTTGCAAGGTTATATGTTCTTCAGGGACATTGGTTTATTCGGAGAAAAGTTGATAGGGAATGTTGAAGAACTTCAATCCAATATCAATAACAGGATTACAGAGATAAACACTATCTTGGAGGGTTATCCTTCTTTGAGCAGTTATAAACTCGAATATTTCACACCGACTAAATCAAAGGGTTATACAGAGATTAATGATGAATTAATAACTGATATTTCCGATGCCATATTCGAACAAGAATCTATCGACTATAAAGCATATTATGTTCTAAGCGATGTGGAAAATAAAATGGGTGTCTATACACCTGTTTACTATTATTCGTTTTATGAAATCCGCAGTAATGTCGATTCAGTAAATACTAAAGTAAATGAGCTTAGGACAAATACCCAAGAGAAAATCGTAAATGATTTGAATGCAGGGTTTATACAAGAAATAGGTTTTAACCCCACAATCAGGAATGTTTTAGAGGTTATTATGGGTAATGTTGATGTCTTCTTGGACCAGCTTTATAGTGTCTGTCAAAAGGCAGAAAGCTATGGTCAGGAACGTGTTGGCTTGCTTGCAGACTATTTCAGGACTACAAACTCGTTGAAGAGTACTGATATACCACATACACACGACAAAATCTATCCATTTCCAGGTGTTTACAATGAAGCAGGTGTGGATGTTTGGCTTGGAGATATAGTGGGAGAAACGAATCCTTATTACCCAGAAATAGATATTGTCAATCAACTTTTAAACAATTCTTTATCTGAACAACTTACAGATATTCTTCAGGGGAGTATACAGTCCTATTCAACCTCTTTGGGTGAAAAATGGGTTCCGATACATCCATTTGATTACAGTGCCAACGGTTACGACACAGCGGACAGTTTTAATTACAACGGAAACAATTTCGATGAATTGTTTGAGGTAATGTTTTCAAGGTTGCATCTTCTAAGTGATTATTCGTTATCTTCCAGTGGAAAGACAGACGGCAAAATCCTTTCATTTGCACAACTTGAGGCAGCATACTTTACCTCCAAGGTGTTTAATTCGAATGTCAAAGAGACTTTAAAAAATACCAACATAACGGATTTTGTAAATTCCGCCGTCCAATACGCCCAAAACAACGTAGATAACATAAGACTAAAGGTTAGAGGTGATCTTACAAATTATTACCAATCATATAATACATCCACTGCTACAACCAATCTAAATCCATTATACGAAATACCTTTATCGGATTTAAACAATCTTGAAACAAGTCTTAAAGGTTTTGCACCAAAGACTTTTGCTGCCAATATAACAGACGTTCTAACGAATAGAATCAGGAAAAATATATCTACTGTATTATCTGAAGGGTTAAAAAATGAAAACTTCTTTATAAGTGAACCTATCGCTTTGAATATACTCGATTATTCCGATTGTTTCACAAATCCGACTATATATCAGCATCTTTTGTTAAGATATAATACATTGGTCGGTAGCAGGACTTTGGATACTACAGAACCGTTAATTACTTTTTTGGATGATGTGACATTGTTTAGTGGTATGGGTAAAAGTTTTACGAATTATAATAGAGGAGCTAATTTATTCAATCAATTTTATTATACTGATAACAATTATAATGCAAGAGCTTTCATGTTTTTATATTCTATCGGGTTTAAAGATTCAAGTTATTATACTAATCTAAAAGACAAGACTTCCGCAAATCTATCGAATATACCATATCTTTATGCTGCGTATTTGGGTGGAATATCTTTTCAAAAAAAATACCCCAATTTTTTAACAGAAGATATAAAAAACAATCCAAATTTTTCTTTGATAGCAAATGAAAACATATTTAAACCTTTCAAAACTTTTGAAGATAATAACGATTATTTTTTTAATGTTTTTAGACAATTTAGTGATGAATTTTTGTTTTCTGGTGAACTTGATTCAGCTTTAGTATATTATATTTATTACCGTAAGAGAACAAACATTACAGAATCTCAATATAATCAAGCAAAAGATTTTTTATTACAATTATTTAAAAAAGTCAACAAAGTCATAATCCCCTCTGTACCTTCTGATAACCAGATGGTATATATGACAGATACCAACAGGGTTACTGCTTATGCTAAAACATTTGCAGAGACTTTTGTTTATCTATTGTCCCCAAAACAAAATGCTACCCCCAACGCAAATACCGAACAGAATGCAGAGGAAAACAATTTAGTGGTTGACAAGAACTTAAAAATTGTTATTTACAAACATTTAAAAAACATTTACGATAAATGGCTTTCGTATAATACAAGTGACGGTAAGGTTTATAATTTCTCAAGGTATCTAAGGAAAGGTAATCGGCCCACAAAATTAATTGAGCATTGTTATTTTATTGACAGGACTTGGTCTGATATTGGAGATAAGGTTGTTCTTAATCCCACACCACTTTTGACGTATTCGGGTCAGATAGATGGGAATATTTATTTTTTCATTTCGAGGATAATAAAAGATAACAATTTCAACTTCTATAACATCCCAGCTTTCGTTCAATTTGGAAATAAAAACGAGGTGTCTAATATCTTCAGACCCTATACCAACGTCGAAAATACAGAAGGTGGTTCATGTATGATTTTCCAGTATGTCGCTGGTAACAGTAAAGTACTTGACCTTAATGCAGAAAGTGCTTATTACTTAAACGATGGGTTTGATTTTAATGCAAGAAGTAAGACGTTTGTGCCACCTGGATTTAGTCAAAAAAATGTCCCTTCTTATTATGTAAACAGTGTTACACCATACTCGAAAGAATATCTTGACAAGTTTAATCTCTGCATCTTCAGGGTCTCTTACGCCGACCAAAATCAAAGCATTTTTAAAAAGGTAAATGTTACACAGGAAGACCACAGGGAGACTGCTGAAAGCATGACTATTCAGGATCAATTGGCTGGAGGCAAGGGCGGCACAAAAAGGATTTATATGGGTGCAGACCTTTATAATGCCTATGCTGTGAGAAGTTACAGAACCGATGTGGAATGTATGGGAAATACACAGATTTTCCCGACCATGTATTTTCAGTTGGATAACATACCTTTGTTTCATGGTGCGCACATGATTACTAATGTCAAACATACTATTACTCCACATGATATGGTCACGGAGTTTGGTGGACGGCGAATTTCAAAATTTGTGTATCCGCTTGTTGACAAGATTACCAGTTACTTCAACATCGGAGTGAATGATAAATTGCAGACAGATGTTACAGCAGCTCAAGATTACAGCATAATCGTTGATGGAAAAGATAGTGAATATTATAGTAGAGATGGTCTTATAAATGTCGGGTTTACTACCGCAGAAGCAGATGCTATCTTATCTGGAGGCTTGAATATCGGAACAACTGCTGTAAATAACCCCAACGAAGTCTTTAGAGTCGTCGGTTCAGATGGAAAAGTTGCTTCGTATTTATTGGGCAGTAATATTAATTCAGCTACGTTTAGTAGTAAGTTAGCATCTGTATTTAATCCAAACAATTTTAATAGTTACGGTGTCGTTGGTGCAAACTGTGCAAAATGGGTTAAACTTGCACTTTCAGAACTCGGTATATATAAAAACCAAAATATTTTAGGAGATGCTTGGGAATGGGCTGTTGGATTACCAGAAAATGGTAATGTTCAATATTTCTCTCCAAATCAAAAATTAACTAATTGGAGTAATCAGGATCTTATAGATGCAGGGCTTAAAAATGGTTCTTTTCTTTTTGGTTTAACAATTGGGTCTAAATATATTGATGAATCTTTTGAAGTTATTAAAAATAGTAATAATCGAGCAAGAATAAACCAATTGACAATAAACAGACGGGTTCCAGACAATCTAAAACCAAAAACAAACGAATATCCTTTTTCTATTATAACACATATTGGTATTTTTTATAATGGTATTTTTTATAATTTCCATAGTAACAATAAAATCTCGAATATGAAACCAGCGGCCAACTTCATACCTGTCATGGCATACCAATTTATGCCGACAGCTATAAACATTGCATCGAAAAGATAAAAGTTGAATATTTATTTAAAAAACAATTTTTAAAAATGAAAAACATTTTGAATCAGTACCTGAATAAAACTGAAAAATTTGAAGCAGTTGAAACAAAAGAGAAGACTGTAAAAAGGAAAAGTGTAAAAATGAAAGAGTCTAATGGTATGTTGGAAGTCGTGGATAAGACCTTTCTTGTTGAAGATGGAAGACAACTATTAAAAGACTGACCCTAAAAACAGATAAGAATGAACAACTTTGATTTTATAACCAATTACAACTACTACGGCAGAAGGCCATTGAACGAAGATGAGATTGATGATGCCTTTGGTTTGGGAGACGTTGCACAAGCAGCCGCTGCACAGCAACAGGGAGGCGATGTTCCACAGGACACAAATGCCCCACAGGATGCAGCCCCAGCTGATGCTACTGTCACCCAACCCGCAGAAGTTTCAGATAACGCCGTCCAACTCGACGTAACCCAATTAGTACTAAAACAAGACGAAATAAATAAAACAGTACAAGACGTTCTTGGAAAGATAGGTGAACTACTGAAAGGAAATGAATCCTTTAAATCAGAGTTGAACCAAAAATTCGAGGATTTGGAAAATAAATCTGCTGAAACTGCACAACGTGTCAAACGCGAATTGGAAATGCGCGTTCCTACACCGACAGAGAAATTGCAATTACAATCCTTGCACAGCTTCCCCTACAATGTCAAGTTGACTGACTATTGGCAACCGACACAGGAGGACAAGTATAAGTACATGGTCGCTAACGCAAAAACGAATATGCACGATGACCCTACTTTCAGGGTCGATGTAAAAAATCTCCCAAATGTCGAAAAGGCACCAGAGGAGTATATTTTAAAATCTTCTGATGTAATGAAAGGCTACGATGAAAACTACGTAAAAAATAGTTTCTAAAAAAATTTGAAAAAAACTTTTCAGTTACCAAATAACATCGTATCTTTGCAGCACAATTTTTTTCACACACTTTAAACTTTCAATGTTATGTTAGGAAACCAAAACAATGGTACCAATCAATCAGAAAACCCGTTCGTCGGGTTTCAAACAGCTTACTTATCACTTTTCACCAATGTCCTCGCTCCAAACGAGGAAAATTACCAAAAAGGTGTTAACGACACCGCGCATTTCAGGGTCACGCTAAGGCTTGATGACAACCAAAAACGCCATAGCGACGGTAAAGAATATTGGACGCTTCCTTCAGAAACGAAGGTCTCTGGATTCTTGAAGTCTGCTTCGGTTATTGAAGAGACAATTAAGGGTAAAGTTACCAAGAAAATCCAAATCACCCTGTTTGATCCGAACCAAACCTACATCAACCCCTTCGAAGCGGTTGACCAAAACAATCCGAAGAACAATAAGGCTATCGGAGCTGTTTACATCATCAAGACTGCTTTTACCCTCAAGGGTAAGGAAATGCTTCAGAAACTGGCTAATGTAGACCCGAATGTGCTTGAGCCAATAACTATCAGTGTTGGTAAGGCATATTGCCCACCTGACTACAAAGAACTTCTTGTAATCAATGGCAAGCAGGTTTTCAACATCTATGTTCGTCAGGGAGAAGAGTCTATTGGCTCACGTTTTGGAGACCCTTCAAAATCCAGCAAGGTCGTTAATGACAACTGGAATGAGACCTACCTCAAGTTGCTGGAAGACAATGCAGACGACAAAGAACTTTTGAGGGCTTCTATGGACTCTTTCTACATCAAGTTCATCAAAAATCACATGGTCAATTTTTCAAAAAATATGTTCCTGAAGGTTCTCAACCAAATGGGATATGACCTTGTTGAAAACGGTGTTGACAAAGACGGTGTGGTTAAGTTCAAGTACGTTTCTATCGGCCAAGATGTCGATATTGCAAACGTCACCAATTATGCACCCGCAACGGCTCCTGCATCCGTTCCTGTATCGAAAGGTGCAACTTCTTCACCAGATGACGATGAATTTGTTGTCAGCGATGATGAAGACCTTCCATTTTAAGTTAATGTAATAAGTAAATCTGTTTCATTTAGGTTTTTTGGGGATTGCGATGTAAGTTCGTAGTCCCCATTTTAAACCGTCTAAAAAATTAAACTATGGCAAAAAAAACTAATAAACCAGCATCAAACGATGTTGATGACAAAATGGACTTTTGGACGTCCTATAAAAAATCACCTGCAAATCAATCAAGAAAACAAAAACCGCTTAGTTATATTAATTTCCCACCATGTGTGGCAGATGCAGTAGGTTTTAAAGGATTTCCAGTAAATAACTGTTCTTCTATCACAGGTTATTCTGATACAGGAAAAACCACTTTACTTTTGCATTCTATTATCGAATGTCAAAAGAATAACATCTATCCAATTATTGTCTCAACTGAAGGTAAATTTTCTTTTGAACACGCGAAATTCATGGGTATGGATTGTGATTACCGAGAAGTAGTAGATGAAGACACTGGTGAACTTGTCAAGGTATGGGATAAAGGTAATTTTCTTTTTAGAGACGGTTTTGAAAATCTTGAAGAGATGTATGACTACATCATCGCAGATGTCTTGGTACCTGCATCTAAAATAGATACGAAATTCCCGCAAGACATTTGTGTTTTTGTTGATAGTCAGAATAAACTCAAATGTGCTCCTGCTATGGATAAAATCAAGGAAGATAAAATGGACCTTCCGATGCACAACGCAAAAGTACACAAGAACAATTTTAGCAATTATATTGAACCACTTGTTACGAGGACGAGGTACAAAGAATATCCAATCAATATCACCTTTGTTTCAATTATGAGGCTTCACGCTGGCAGCAATAGTGTAAACCCTAAAGAGACTGGTGGTTTGGCTTTTGTGTATGATATGGCTGTCAAACTTCATTTTGGTGGTATGTTGGAAGCTGCTGTTAAGAAGTTGCCGTTTAAAGTCAATGGAAAGACGATTGATCTTGCTAAAGTAACCAAAATCAGGGTAACAAAAAACCACTTTACTGGTATTTCCACTGAAGGTGAACTTATCATT